TCGTTCATTCTTGTACCTCCTCGCCTTGTTCAGAGTAAAGATAGCAGTTGGAACCTGAAGGTCCTGCTAGATATGCCTGTGCTGCCTCCAATGACGCAAACACGCCTGCTACTGAAGGACCACACCCACGATCTTCTTCTAGTACAACATAAACTCGCATCATTTGACTCCAAAATGTTCTTTAATCACTTCTACCGAATATCGCATCCCTTTTGCATATGAGTCCATCAAAAAAGTGTCGCAATCTTTTGCCAAATCGTCGTCGGCTATCGCCTTCGCACATTCTAGGACAATCAGCTCGGCGAACTTTTCAGCAAAGTATTCGTGTTCTTCACTGGCATAAGGTGCATGAGCATCTGCCCAATCCTGAGATTGTTCCATTAGTTCTTTAATTCTCTTGTTCATCTCTTGCTCCTTGTTGTTCACTATACCCATATTATACAACTAAATCCATTTATTGTCAACCTCTGCGATCAGGGTCTTTTTCATAGCAAGTAAAACAAACCGCATCATGTTTGGGGCCATTGCAATGGTATATTACACCATTGCAATACTTACACAAAATAAAAGCTTTAGTAACAACCTGACCTTTAACTGGCACATAGATTTTGTAAAAGCCTTCTTCACGCTCTACATAGCCAATATGTTTGTTCATTATACTTTCCTATTAAGAATGAATCCTTTTGTATAAACACAAAAAGCTATAGCTACTCTTTTCATCTGTTTAAAATAATATTGGCGATATGTCATTCTATGATTCCAAAATGTTTTTTTATTAAACTTTCACATCTTTTATAAAATGCTTGATCTACTCTGTACTCAATATCACTTTCATATAAGTTTGGTTCTAGTGCTAGTAAGCATTCCGTAATTAATAATTCAGCAAACTTTTCAGGGTTTAGAATATATTGGTAACATCCAGTTACTGGGTCATATTGTTCTATACTAGCTTGTTTTTGTAATTCTAAATAACGTTTGTTCATTTACGCATTTTAAACTACTAATTTATTATTGTCAAGCCATGAAAAAACCCCTTTAAAGGGGTTTTCTGTTATTTTTTAGTACTGTAACTTACAAAATTATACATTTTTTCCGCAGTTTCAAGAACCTTATCTAAACCAGGAAATTCAGGCATGTTAACTGTGTTAACAATTTGACCTGTTTTTTCATCACGTTTAGTACTCATTTCCCAACCTTGCCATTTATATGTATACTCTGCTTGTACCATATCTTTAGCCATCGCTAATATATCACTGCGAATTTCGTATCCACTTTTATTAAACTTTACTTCTGGTAATTTAATATCTGGTAAAATTTTATCACCGTAATTATTTAACATATTTTTCTCCTTAGTGTGTATATGTCTTAGGATTTTTTAGCATAAGCATTACGATTTGCTTCTGTCAATGCATCCCAACCTGCTTTGAAAAAATCTATTCCATATGGATTAAACATTTTTTCAATTTTTGTATTAAGCATTTCATACCCAACTGTCGATAATATTCCCGATGTTGTTAGTATTGCTGTTTTCAAAAATTTAGATTGTGCGTCTACATATAAATTAAGATTATTTTTTACATCAGTATTCTTAACGTATTTTTCTACCCATTGTTTTTTAGCATTTTGGATCGTATCTACTAATAATTCTGGTTGATTTAACATATTTTCTCCTTTATGTGTATGTATGTATTTGCTAGTATAACATAATTATTTATTTCTTTTTCATGTTTCTATAAATTTAACTTGTATTCTAATTTAACCTCACATTTGAAGATTGTAATTTAAATTATTTTTATATTTTTCAATACTTCTATCCAAAAGAGAGACCATTTTTTCATAAGATATAATACCATTTATTACTATAAGATGTTTTCTTTTACCGACAAAATCACTTCCATGTAATTGAGAACCGTTGCTCCAGCAAAAAGAATTAGTATCCAAACCATTTATATCAATATAATTTATATCACCATATTCAATATCTGCAACATATAAAGTTGGCTTTTCGTTTTCATCATTTATCATTACACGGAATTCAGTTGGACAATTGTAAAACCAAGTTTCATCTCTATGTGGGCCTATCTCTCTAACACTTTCCCACATATACATTTTACTAATTTTATCAAATGGAAACGTATCCAATATTTGCTCTGTAATTTTTTTAAATATAAAATGTTGATAAAGACGTTCAGTCCACACAGAATCTCTTTTTAAAAACTCTTCCTGACTGTTATATGAATAAAAGTAAAGACCTTTAAATCTAGGTATATAATAACTGCTATTTTCCGCTAAAGGATGTACATCTTTATTCCAAGGCTCAGCACCATCTGGTTTTTTTCTAACTATATTAATACTTTCAGTATCCCAAAATTCTAAAAATTCATTAATATCATCAAATTGTACTTTAGGTAAATCTAGAGGTAACCAACGTATCGGTCTATATTTAATACTAGCTTTTTCCATTAATATTCTGTAATTCTCAGGTACAGTTTTTTTAAAAATATATTTATTTTCTGCATTTTTCCTTGCTAAATCTACCTCATATCTTGATACCATAATTATTACCTAACATTTTATTTATTAAATTAATTATTTTGGAATATAATTATTTTTTGTAAAGTCCCATTCTTCACCTAATATTGGATTTCTTTTCCGATCTAGGTGTTCATCTAGCCATTAATAGACTTAAAATTATATAGGTAATCATCATATTATTTCTCCATTATAGTCAAAGCGTTTTGCCAACGTCCTCTACGAACAAGTTTACTGGCTAATATAGCTTGGCAAAATGATTCTATTATTAAGTAAATAATTTTCATTGCCATGTTCCTTTATGTAAATTTAGAAATCTACGTGCTCGGGCTTTGCTACTACGCTCCATTGCCTTAAAAATACAATGTAAAATAGTTGTTAAAAAACTTATCATATTAATTGTCCTTATGGGATTGATATTCAAACTCTTTAATGTAATTGTCAAGAGTTGCGGCATCGGTAATGCTTTTTGTTTTAAGATACATTTCCAAACGACTTTGGTATCCGTCTAATGGAAACATCTCTACTAGGCGCTCAAGGATATTGAGCATAAATGTTGATATAGTCATTTTCATTGTCCTCTATATGTGTGTAAATGTATTTAGTTCAAAAATAATAAAGTGGGTACTAGACCCACTTTTCGTCAAACTTTAATAGAGCAAGTTGCCTTGCTAACCATAATCTAAGTTTTACATATTCACTTAATTTATCGACGATTTTTAAATCAATAATTCTTAATCTACGATTATTAAGTATGATATCTTCATCTTCTATCAATAACTCTGTTGGATTCCAACCCTGATAGTTGATTAAATAATATCTAATAGTATTACTTCTTAGTAGCTTCGGCTTTTTTATCCTCGGCTTTTCCTGCAGGTTTAGCATCACTTTTCTTGGCATCGTCCTTTTTTGCAGGCAGTTTGATTTCTTCTTTCTTTGCTTCAGCAGGTGCAGTAGCAGCTGGTTTGGCTTCAGCTTTCTTTTCGTCTTTCTTTGGTGCATCAGCAGCGAAAGCGGTTACTGCAAATAGTGATGCGATAAATGTTGCAACTAATTTCATTTTTTTTCCTTTATGTAAAATAGACTTAACGTCTACTAATATTAACGCACAAGTTTATATTTCCGTTGACAAAACTTTAAAGTTTTTTGTCCTTATTAACCACCTCTACCACTTCTTCTTACAACTGTATTTGTATTTTTATTTGTTTTGTTTGATTGTTTATTATGTAAGTCATTGTTTTTATTTGCTAAGGCATTTTTCTTTTTGACTAGCAAGTCATTCAATACATTTTTTTTCTTTTCTTCTGCCATTTAATTATCCTTTTTAACATTAATACTATCTATATAAGAAAAAATATTCCCATATAGTGTAATCATCATAGCAATTTTGCTATCAAAAAAACGCATATATGGTTGTTTTGTTTTGCCTTCTTTATTTAAACCTATATAATACGGACATTTAATTTTTTTACTGCATTGTATTAAAAAATTGTACCAAGAGCCATTATTTTGTAAATCTTTTGGGTCTAAATTTACGTCATAATATTCTATATTAGCAAGTTTAAATGCTTGATGACCTTCTTCTTTAAGACGCAATCCATCATTTCTTCCTGTAGTCCACCAATGTACGATATAATATTCTACTGGATGTGTATAATCTGTTTTTTGTTTTCTTATTTCAGCCAATACTGCTGTAGTAATTTTTTCTTTTGTTGGCTTAAGGTTGCTCATCTGGATATACACATGTTCCAGAGTTCATAAAAACTACAGTAAATTTATTTGTTTTAAATTGTGAATTTAATTTTCTACACAAATTACGTGCATGACCTGGATTACTAAAACTTGTTTTTTTGTATTTGGGTGTAGCCTCATTATCTAAGTAGTGTTGGCTTTTTAAATTTATAGATTGCCCGTCATAAAATACAGCCCAAATTCCTGCTGCTTCAACAATTTGGTCGCATTTATATGTTACCTTGTCTACAAGTTCTAATAAAACTTTGGGTTGTGTTCTACTCATTAAATGATCGACCCTTTAATTCAATTTTTACAACAGGTTCTTTAGTAGGCTTCTGTAACAATTCATTATAATCAACTAATAACTTTGCAATCTCATCACGCAAAAACCTAGCATCTGAGATTGACATTACCAAATCTTTATTTGCCTTAGACTCGATTAAAGATACCTTTTCAATAAACTTTTTAATATACATTATAGTTTATTTATCTGGATTTCTGCTTCAGACTTTGATTTATATGGTCCTAAATAGTCATATCTTTGAATAAAAATATATTTAGGACAAAATATTACTTCAATATTTTGTGATTGTTTTATAACATACCAACCTGCAGCATAATAACATTTACTTTTTAGTGATTTTGTATAAAGATGTATACGTTTTTTAATATCAAAAATACTATTATATACCTTACCTGCGGTTGGAAATTCACTGTAAAGTAAATCTGTTTTTTTGTTTGTTAATTTAATTTTTTCAAATGTAATTTTGTAAGTCCTAGTAATATCGTCAGTGGCTTTAAATCTACTATTTTGTCCATTTAAAAGAACTTGGTATTCAGTACCATCTGCAATAACATTACCCACTTTTTCTTCACCGTCAGTAACTACCCAGTACTGGTCTTGTATAATTGGTTTTGCAATTAATTGTTTCATATTTAAATATTTTCCGTGTCTTTTAAGTGTACCCAACCTGTAAACTCATTCCATTGTTTTTCTAATTCTATAATTTGATTACGAATTTGTTTTTGTTTATGGTCCCGCCACTCCATAGCAATTTTAACAGTCTTTTCACTATTGACTACATCGGCAACAAAGCCTTCTATGCTTTCATACTTTACAGCCCTACTTATCCATTCACGATTGACAACCATTGATTTACTTAGGTCAAAAGTCCACCCATCTTTTAAATCAATTTTTGCATTAGGTTCATGCTTGCGATTATAACTGTCAGGGCCACCTAAACAACTTAATACAGTAATATCATCATTCTTAACATCTACTACAACAAAATAAGGACAAAACATTTCATGCCAATAATCACCAATTCGTGGATTTTCCAAACTTTGTTGGTTTTTTACTTTACGTTCTTCATAATCATAGTTCATACCAATGATCCTTTATATGGGCTGTTTAACCATTTGCTATATGTTTCTGCTTGGTCACTGATTTTATTAAGTTCATATTTTCCACAAAACTTCATAAAATGTATACCAACTTGAGGAGTGGTTGCTATTCGAACTCCATTCCGAATCGCAAAATCTACTTTATCTTTTACTTCTTGTGGTTGAGCATTCAAGTCAATAAGTGTACGATTACGTTCATAACAATCACGTACACGTTGTTCTTCACCGTTATGATCTAACCATCGTTGTAACATCATGTTATTCCAATGGAAACCTTGTTTATTACGGTCAGCAAAAGCTTCTAATAGACCAACTTTATTTTTACTGCCTTTTTCACGTACACCAGGATAAGCACTGAATACATTATCGGTGCTATCACCTCGCATACACTTTTTAAACAATAAATATTCTGGGTCTTCAAGTAACTTATGTTCTTTAGTTTTTTTGTCAATTACAGGCTTACCATTATCCTTAAAATATCCTTCGAGGGTAATGAATTCGTTGGATACTCCGTTGTATTGGAACACATTCTCACTAATAAGCTGAATGTAATCAGTATCAGAACTAATAATATAATGCGTGTCATTTGGATGTAATGTAATGAATCTTGCAATAAGATCATCTGCTTCAGCGTTAGGTTCACGCAAAACAGACACATTAGTTTTTTCACGTAGAAAAGTTGTAAACATTTCATACGTTTCCCAAAACATTTTGTTTTCTTCAATCTCTGCTTCTGTCATAGCAGATTCATCAAGCTTACGATTGGCTTTGTAAGGTTTGTAATAATCTTTGCGCCATGACCTGCCCTCTAACATAAAAACAACGTGGTCTATTTTATGAGTACGTACTACCTGATTTACACTTGCAAGTGTAAGATGTAATGCCATACCAATCTTTTCCCAAGTGTCGCTATTACGACTTGCAATATGCCGAGCACGGAAGAAAGTATTTGCAGTGTCTATTAGTGCGTATTTCATATGTAGGAAAGTATGTAGTTTGATAATATGTGTATATTATACGCATATTATCAGTTGTTGTCAAGAATTTATATCCAAATATTCTTTTGGATTGTTCCTAATTTTTTCCATTAATAATTTAAGGTTGTCATCCTCACTAGTAATTGGAAAGTATTTTTCTTTTACCCAAAATAAACCTTTGATATTTTTAGTTTTATTATAATACCATTCTATTACAGACTCTAAAGTTAATAATGTATATCCTTTTGGGCTTGTTTTATATTGTAGATATTCAGTGCTATCCATACCATTAAATTTCATACGGTATGGTAAAAAATGGTTTTTACCTGATTCTTCAAGTGCTTCAATTTTATAGTCTAGACCTGGTATACAAACACATAACCTGTGTATTGTCATAAGGTTTCCCCCGCTACTATAATTTTTCATTCTACTATGTAGTTCAGTAAAAATACCATTTTTTATATATGTTTCTCTACCCTCATATATACCGATATAAAGACAGGTATTCATTTAATGTTCGATGATATTTTTTAGATTTTCATCTACATTTTCTCCGTCGAGAGTAAGTGCATCAAACATCTCATAATCACCCTCTTTAAAATCGTTTAAAAACATTTTACGAATTTTATTGAATTTTCCGCCTGCACGATAATAACACTGTAGCAAAAGGGCAAGCGAAGCATCTTCATCTACACTAATCTTTTTAGGAGTATCCTCACCGTTAATAGTTTTAACATAAAGCTTATAAGTTTTTTCTGTTAATTTTTTCCATTTAGCAGGAGTACCAACAGTATTTTTAATAATGTTTGCAAGTTGTGTAATAAAATCTTTAACTTCAATATTATCTAAACTAGTATCGCAGCGCATTCTTTCCTTAAGCTTACGCATAGGAATAACCTCAAAAGCATCTACAGGAAGATGGTCCCAGTTTAACTGATGAAGTTGGCAGATCCAATGCAAGTCCTCAGGTTTCATATCTTTAAGCAAGTCAACACGGGAAAAAGCCCCTGGCTTTACTGACTCTGATTTATTACTTTCGTGTACAGGATAGATGCCATATTGTTCAAGAATACACTGTTGTTCATATGCATCTTCCCATTCAGGATTACCGCAATCTTCATCTGGACTATCTTGACGTTTGCCCAGTACCATATTTTTCCATTTATCAAAACGTGCAAGTTCTAATTTATCATCACCGTTGATACCTAAAAAATGTTCCCTAGCAAAAGTAAAGTTATCACATTCTACAACTTGACAGTTAATAGGTACATCTTTCCAATTATCAATGCCAAAGCCTTCAATAAGTCCTAACTTGGCTCTAATACCAATCGTTGTTGCAGTATGTTGTCCATCAATAATATATAAGAAATATTCACCTTTAAATTTAATTTTAAGTACATTAACAAATTGTACTTTATGAGGATTATATTTTTCTTGAATTTTCTTTAGGTGCTTTTTATCAATAGGTCTTTGTACAGCCAAAGCACTAAGTAACTCTTTAAGAGGAATGCTTAAAGCATATGACCAATCTGATATTTTTTGTACTGTAAATTTACCATTCTTTTTAAGATTTTTAATTGTGACATTACAGATAGGGTCATCAAAAAACTCTTCAACCAATGTTTCCACTGATTTAGCATCATGCTGGTCAGGACGTTTGTCTAATTCATTGAATGCCCTGTCTTGTTGACTAATCACAGGGACAGACTCATACGAATCTAATACATTAATTTGTAGAGAATCAAAAAAGTCTTGGTTCTGTTTTGTTTCATGTAATGTCATAAAATACCTTGGAGTTGTAAATAAAAAATAATATAAATGCTAATTTAGCATAATAAGGATTTATTGTCAAATTTAAGAAACTTCTGTTCTTCCATCTCCCAAATCTCGGGTACGAATCACTCTTAAATCACGATTTTCTGGGTCTGCTTGTTGTTGTTCATATATTTCCAAAGCAATATTTCTACAAACTGTTTGAAACCAACGGTCTACAATTTCATTGTCAGTATCATCAGGTTTAATTTTATACCCCGCTTTTACTAAATTTAGTAAAAACTTATCGTTCCAATCTAGTTCAAAAGATCCATTATTTATATTTTGTGGGTCAATTTCAACTTTAAGGATTTGTACGAACGGCTCGCCTGCAACTGTGGCTTTTTCTTTTTCAGATAAAATTATTTCTTGTTTTATTTTTTGTTTTCTGGGTTTTTTAACAGGTTTTTTAACAGGTTTTTTAACAGGTACCTGTTTTGGTATAGGAGATACTATACTTTCTTCTTTCTTTTTAAAAAATTTATCAAATATGCCCATAATTAGTTATCTTTAATACGTTGTTTTATACGCATACTTAGCTTTTCATATGTATCGTTCTCGTCTAATACCTTGTCTAAAGGTAATTTTTCTAAATAATTGGGCACTGCTAAAATTGAAATTGTAGCAGAATTAGCAAAAACATTGTTTGTGTTTTTTAAAAAGTTATTCTCATTAAAATTTTTAACTTCACACCAGTACATATTATACTTTAAATCATTTAAAAACTTTATAATTTCGGGTAACTCAACTGTTTCGTGTGCTTCAAAATAGATCCAAGGACTGCACAATTCAATTATATTTTTCATACCTTGTATTACTTTATACTCAAAGCCTTCAACATCAATTTTGACTAAGTTTGGTTGTGGCATTAAAAAATTATCTAATTTTAATGATATTACTTGTTTATTACCTTTACCAACTTTTACATTCCCGTAATTACTTTGTTGAGTTGTATTAAATTCTTCTATATTTAGTACAGTCCCAATATCCCCTACTGCTGCATTGATTGGACATATATTATTATAATCTTTTATATTTTTTAATAATAAATCAAAGTTTTGTAAATTTGGTTCAAAGGTATAAACATATTTTGCCACAGACGCAAAAGCAATAGCGTGGTAACCAATATTACCGCCTATATCATATACTACACAATTTTTGTTTAATAATGAAGTTAAAAAATCAAGCTCACGTTGAGCATATTCACCGTAATTTTCTATACTTTTTCCTATTACATTATCATTTTCATAATAAAAAAAATTATCACAGTATTTTGTTTTTGTTTGTTTGATCACCTAAAATATAATCCTCATATAATTTAAAACTAGCAAGATTCTTTGCTTTGGATTCGGCCATAATATCGAAGTTTTCTAGAAATTCTATAGCCCATTCGTTCACTGCATTGTTCCAATAATAATCACTGTGTGCTCGTAATTTCTGTTTATTGTGCCCAGATTCTAGGAGAACCTTATGATTGGGAAGTGTATGAACACAGTGGTTAACCAAGATATCTTCTCTACTGACAGAATAATGGCAAGTAGGGCGCACCCCGCGCCAACTATCGATAACCCTTTTAACACGATCATCTCTTGGGGAGATATATTCACCTTCACGAATCCAATGATGATGTATATCAAGAACAATAGGAATAATATCACTAAGTTGAAGACAGTCAATGAGTCCATAGCTTATTTCTTCGTTTTCAATTGTAATACTACTGCGGGCTTCGTCGGACAATCTCGCATAGGCTTGTCTAAAACCTTCGACACCTGCTCTACCCGAGATGTGGACATTGATTTTAATGTCCTGAAATTTTTGTCCGTACCCCATCCAGCGGGCCATATCCACATGATATTCAAACTCCTCTATACTTTTATTTACTACCTCAGGCCTATCACTTGCTAATACAACAAATTGGTCAGGATGAAAACTTAATCTAACATCATTTTTTCTTGCAGTTTCACCAAGTGGGGCGAACCAACGTTCAAGTAAATTACGTACTGTGCTTGATTGCCAAAATAGTTTCCAATCATCCATAGTGTAAAAACTAAGCATGTCACTTGTCAAACGTAACATACGCAACCTTGGATCAAGCGTGCCTACTTTCTTAATCAAGTTATGTGTATTAACAATGTTGCGTTTAGCAACATCTAATACTTTTTCTTCGGCCTTTTCACGTATTTGACGTTTTGCCCAAGCATGAGTAGTGCCACCAGTATTGTAACCATCTACGCTACTGATTTCATTCTTTTTATTAATCTCTACCCATTTACAGGCAAAGCCAATTCGTTTGATATTTTGATTAGTATACATAAGCCATTTTATGATAAATACAATATATATTAACAGAAAAACTATTTAGTATCAAGTACAACGGAAAAACCTATGAAAATCAATGAAATACTATTTGAAGATAAAATGAGTGTGTTAACATTAGGAGGCTTTCCAGTTACTCCCTTAAATATCGAACAACAGGGAGTAGATGAAGCCTTAAAGGTTGATATCCCACAAAAACAATATAGCAAAGATGAGTTACAAGCATACTTATCACGCATTAAAAAGGGTGAAAAGACTAAAGCAGATAGATTTAAGCCTATTATACACGCTAGTAATATTAAAGCAATTACTATGGACGATAATAATACTGAATGGGACTTAGATGATTTAGCCAATCAAATAACTACTCCTCCAAATAGTATATTGGGAACCAATGCTAAAATGGCTAAAAGTAAAAAAGAAGGTGCAATTACTTATGATTTAACATTACCAGCACTAAGTGGTATTGTAGTTGATGAAGAAGCCAGTGCAGGTGGTGAACCAGTTTTTGTTGAAGTAGAAACATGTCCAGGTGCTGGTGAGTGCCAACTCTATTGTTATGCTAGAAAAGGTGGTTATGTAATGTTTCCAGGAAGCAGTATGAGTGCTGCTAGGGCACTAAACTTCTTACTAAATCATCCTGTAGATTATATGAAGATGTTTGATAGTGAAGTAAAGCAAGCTAAAGCAAGAGTAGATAAAGCAGGTATTAAATTATTAGTTCGTATACATGATGCAGGTGATTTCTTTAGTAAAGATTATTATGATTTAATGATGGATGTTGCTAAAATGAATCCTGATGTAAGATTTTATTTCTATAGCAAGATGGGAGAGATAGTAACAGATCCAAACAGTCCACCTAATGTAGTCAAACAATTTAGCCCAGGTGCTAAGAGTAAAGAAGTAAAAACAGTTAAATTTGCTAGAGAAAAAGGACAGTTTGTTAAAGATGCTGTAACATTACCAAAAGAATTCTTCAAAGGTTTATTTAAGACTGATGAAAAAGGTAAGTATGTTAAAGATGAAGATGGCAGAACTGTAGTAAAAAGTAGTGAAGCATGGGATCAGTTTAAAAATAAATTAGCTAGTCAATATAAGATAGATAAAGATAGTATCATCACATATGACCAAATGGTTAAAATTCCAGAAGGACCTAAACCAAAATGGAATGTTGTAGTATTCCCAGCAGGACATGGCGATTTAGGTGCTCCAAGATTAGATGTACAAAATCAATTTTTAATGTTCCACTAAAATGCGAGCTATAGAGTTTATTAGAGAATCAGCCGTCGATGAGATGGCATTAAGTAAGTACACTACATTTGGTGACTTTACTAAACCAGGACCATTTACTGGTGCTGATAAAAGATTAGTTCCCCATCCAAAGAATCAATTAAAAACACAAAAGTTCTTTGAAAAGACTCCATATGATTTTAGATTATTCTTTAGTAATCTATCAGGAACAGGACGATATAGTGAGTATGGACAAATGGGGCCAAATGGTATAAAAGAAATATTTAAGGATCAAGCCGAACAAATACTTGATGATAGTGAAGATGCAATTACTATAGTGTTCGTTGGTAACAAAGGTGACGATAAAGTTATGCTTACTCCATGGGTTATGGCACATAGATTTGGTCATGCCATAGTAGCAAGTAGAAGGAGAAAACAAGGCTGGAGTGAATGGACTGAGGCTGAAAATCATTTCTTCAGTACAGTCAATAACTTATTAAATGAGTATTACGGTAAGGTAGGTAAACAAAGTAATAAGCAAAATAGTAATCTAAAATTTGAACTAACTCCTGAATACAACGCATTATTCAATGCTATAGGAACACAGCGTAGTAGCCGTACAGGACAAATTCGTAGACCATATGAATTTATGTATGAATTATTTGCTCAATATTTAGGTACTGGCAAGATAACATTAAATCCATTCCCAACTAATTTAACTTATGGTCGTAAAGTATTTGGTAATCCTACAAAATATATGAATATCAAACCTGAATACCGTGATACTGATGATAGACAATATGCTAGTGAAATATTAGCAAGTGATATGGAAATGCTATTTAATGATGTATTAGCTAGTAGTGTTGGTAAAATCTTTATAATGTAAAATGAGATTAAGTGAAATCTTATTAGAAGGTCAGCCTCCAATAAAAGATAGAATCATTTATGCTATCAAAAAGGATGGTGGTAATATAAATGATTACTTTATAAGATTTTCAGATATTGACCAACTTGGATACAGTGGCAGACAAACATTTGGTAAAACGCCTGATGTAGATGATCCTAAATTCACTGTAGATTATATTGGAGCATTACATGGTCGTAGGGCATTATGGTTTTATCCAGCTAAGTTTTTACTACAAAGTAAAGAATTATTCCGTACAGAAGCCCCATATGTTTTTGTAGTAAAGTTAAAACCAAATGCTTGGTTACAAGTAGTTAAAAGAGGAGACAAAAAAGTAATAGATGCTCCTCAAGGCAAAGAAAGAGTAGGCATAATACGCATGAGTAACGTTCCTGCTGCTATATTTTTTAAACCTGGTTATCAATTAGTCAGCAGATTAGTTAACTACAAAGCTATTCACAAGCAACATGGATTAATTAAAGGTCCGCCGCCAAAAACTAAAAAATCATTTTTACAGTTTGTTAAACAATATATTTAAACTATTTTACATAAGTCAACTATAGAAAACATATTTTTCATATATGGTGAAACATTATCTAACACATAATATCCAATGTCACCTTTCCTACGTTCTACATATTCAACATCAAAATTACAATTATTTACAAGCTTAAAAATATCAACCATTTCTTTAACAGTATAACCTACACCATGACCTAAACATTCAATACTATTAGATGGTTTTTCTATTGCTAACATAATTGAATTGCAAACTTCAATCACATGTAAATAATCTCTTACACATGTACCATCTTTTGTATCATAATCATCACCGTAAATATTAAATAACCCTGTTTCTTTTGCACGTAATAAATTATAAAACAACCCATCTGGATTTTTGGGATAGGTCACACTAGACCCAATTACATTATAAAATCTAAAAATAGTGTAATCCATGTTAGCATTTTCACTATAGGATTTTACAATATCTTCTGCTCCGCGTTTACTTACTCCATAAACACTTTCACAAAATTTTGCTGCTCCTGTACTTGAAAAAATAAAATTTTTTGTTTTTAATTTATTAATTACATTCATAGTACCGTTTAAATTAGTTATGTAATAACTTATAGGCCTACGTTCGCTTTCTCCTACATTTACTAAAGCTGCCAAATGTACAACTGCATCATATTCAATATTATCAAAAATAAATGGTTTAGTAATATCAATTTTATAAAATTTTTCTATTTCAACAATAGGATCTTCTATGTCAAGTCCATGGACTATATACTTGTCTGCCAACATAGAGCATAAATGTGAACCTATATAACCAGAACTTCCTGTAATTAGTATTTTTTTCAACTTTTATCCTATTCAGTAAAAAATAAATTGTTTTCTTCAAATGTTTCATGTGGTTTAAAGGTTGGGTCTTTTGTAAGCCATGTATCTTTGTTAGTGTATATAATACGAAATTTATGTTTGTTTGTTAATACACTACGCACATCATCAATGCATATCAATTTTCTTTTCAAAGAACTTATAAAATCCTGATGATTAACTGTGTTAAAGTTACAAATTAATGCTGTGTTGCTATTGCTTTGTTTGGATTTAAAGTCATTAAAACATGTTGACCATTTATGAAACACCTCATTTTCTCTGTTACGATATGATTCTAATATTCCATTACTATACCATGTTTTAGCATCAGGAACATTATTGTACAAATCTAACACAGTTTTTGCCATATTTTTCTTATTTACTGTAAAATAATGACGGCTATCAAAGTTTTTAGTCCATCGTTGATTTTCTAATGCTACTGTAGGCATCTGTATCATCTGTTCATAAAATGCCATACCATAACTTTCTACTGTGCTAGGATTAAAAGAGACTCTAGCACTTGTAATAAAATCTACTTTTTCTTGTCCAATTATACTAGCACGAACATCATATTTTACTCCCAGTTTCTTTAAACGTTCTTCAAACTTTTTAACACCATTTGGACTGGTCATTACTTTTGCTGGCAATTTAGTTTGTTCAATCAAATCAATAAAAAGTTCTGGGTTTTTACCTTCTTCCCAACGCCCAATAAACAATACACCTTCTCGTGGTTCATGATGTTCTTGTAACAACCCACGCTCAGTAATAGGTATAGGAAGATGCCAAGCGTCATTGTTCATAGATAATTGATTAAATTTGCTTTGTGTACCGATATAAAAACCATAGCATTCAAGTTGTTTACGCATCATTTCGTTTGTACTTGCTAGAAATGGATTCTTGGTATCATTAAACATTTGGCTTTCTAAATGTGTGTACGCAATGATTTGTACAACATCCTCTAGACCCATTGTACTTGCAACCTGTACGCTTTCATAAGTGTTACAAATGAATATATCATATAAGTTATGTTCTAAAGCTTGTATAATAGCATTACGAAAGTTAGCCATACGTTCATAACAAAATGTATCTCCATACATAAAAATATTATTATGGATTGTATATGGTAATGATTCTTGTGGGCTTATAATATTAGCTTTTAATGACTTTACAAATGTTTTATCCTGTGGATCTTTGTCTGTAATTATATCAACTTTTATGTTATGTTCTTCCATTAATTCACAGAAACTTTTTGCAAACTGCCCAATACCACCGTGTGGAATAAGTGTTTGGCTGCTTACTATAAAACCAATTCTTTTATCGTATGTTCTCAAACTTTACCCTTTAACTTATTTACCAAATACTCATTTTTATCATAATATTTGTATTCAAATATACTATCGCCAGGTCCGGTAAAACAATGTATTTCTACATAGGCATTAGTAAACCATAATAATTTTTTAGATATCCTACAGCGTTTAGGTAATAGTAAAAAGTTATTTTTAGTTCCTATAAGCATTACCAACTTTCAACATCAGTAATATCTATTTTAATTGGATTTCTTGGAAAAAACTCAAGTGTAACATTAGGACCAATACCACTTAGTGATTCCTCTTTCCAAACTACACTATCCAAATCATACATTTCAAATACTTCTTTTAATTTCTCATATTGTTTTCTTGTAATTACTGTCTTCACCATTATGTTCCCCATTCGTTTTTGAATAAATCGCATTGAAGTCTTGCGCTGTAGCGCCAACCACGCTTCATAGCTGCCAATGCTACATTTTTTGTATTTAAATGATAGATATTAGTAACACCACCAACAGGCATAATATAAGTGGGCCCACGAAATCCGTGTGCTTTAAATTCTCTTTCTGCGTCTTCTGCATCTATAACATCCTGTTCAGTAGCTACTACAAATTTTAAATATGTGTACCCAATTTCTTGATATTGTAATACAACATCAGGTTTAATTGCTTCTTCATAAATTTCACCACTGTTTGGTAATTTAGGACTTACACTAAAAGTTATTTCTCGATCACCTTTACTTAACCAATTTAACAAGTAGTTATAAAAATCAATACTAAGTTTTTGTGTACCATTTGTTTCAAAAGTAATATAATTTAGATGTTCCATGAACTCATGATTAAGTAAATCAGGATAACTACTTTGCCAACCTAATAACGGTTCACCACCTGTGATAACTAAATGTTCTTCTTGCCAATAACCTGAAGGCAGTAAATCAAGGATTTTAGTTACAAGAACATCAGAATCATAATAATGACTAAGATGTTTGAACCTAGGGTCCCAACTAGCATAACTATCGCAACCAGTACTAACCAACGGAAGCATTTTGTAGTCTGTATATTCTTCTATTTTGATTTCGTTACGCTCATTACTTAGTTCTCCCCTGGGCATTCCAAAACCTGCACATTTAAAATTGCATCCAAAAGTACGTAAAAACACACTTGGTACTCCTTGATACCTACCCTCACCTTGGATACTATAAAACAATTCACTTATTTTTAATTTACTCATAATATTAGCAGTTTATTATAATGTAGCATATTATCATAATAATAATAGCTCAAAAAGTTTTTAGGAACAATAATTTAATTTAAATTCAATGACTGTTTAATGATTGTTTACATATTTTCATATATATTTGACCATTGTTTAAGTTTTTGTTTCTTGGCTGCTGTTGCAGCAATCAAGTTTTCTTTACTTACTACTCCTTGTTCTACTAGAATGTCAATCATAGCTAATACATCACCAATCTCAGTTTCCATATGTTCTAAATTGGTTGAGGGTTTACCTGGCTTGAAATTGTCTAACCCAAACCTAAAGCATTTGCTAACGGCTTGGGTAACTTCTGCACATTCTTCTTGTAAAATTAGCAGTGTTTCTCTAACTCGATTATCCATTGGATGTTTCTTGATTAGCTAATTTACGTTGAAGATGATTTAGTAATAAACCATAAGCTGGTAATATTACAACTAAACTTATGATAATTTTACTAATACTATTATTAGTAGCAACAATATGCCAATTATTAGCCATAAACTCATCTGCACCACCTGCAAATGCTGTACCAAAAAATACATAAGTATCAATAAATGTACTTGCAATTGCGCTTAAAGTAGGTGCAATCCACCATGAACTATATTTTTCACGGAAATATTGAAAAACATAAACATCAAGTAAGTTACTAATAAAATAAGCCATACCTGAACCTAAACCGATTCTAAAAGCAACACTGTCAGGAGCACCTCCCAATTTTACAACTGCCATACTTACCAAAATAGCAGGTATAAATGCAAGACTAATAACCGCTCTACCAGTTTGTTTTCCTAGAAGTCTTACTGTTAAATCAGTTAATACCACTACTAGTGGAAACGTAAATGCTGCCCAAGCTAATGGTGCTCCAAATATAGTGAACTTAAATTGTACAACATAATTACTAATAGCAATAATTAAAATATGTGCAAGCATAAGTTTATATGCTATTGATTTATCTACACCATCTAAAATTTTGTTTAACATTTTTTTATCCTTATAAAATTAAACACCTGATGCTAGAACAATTTTACAAATATGTTCTAGCCTTTCGATATGCTCGAAAGCCCTCCATGGAGTTGTATCAATACTTACAACCCCATGTCCTTTAATACCTACAATATCATAGTCAATATTTCCCATGTTGTCAAGATTTAAGGCACAATGACATGCGTCTGCTAATTCTTGACTGATAGGAGGTACATCTCCAACGTTTGGTGCAACTTTTGTGTACCTACTTAATTCAGGAAAATCTTTTACTAAATTTTGTAATATTATACCTTTGTGCATTGCAGCAATAATATAGGTTGGGTGTAAATGAACTACAACACGAATATCATTACTATGTTGTCCCATTTCTCGTTGTAAACCAAAATGCAATGGCAATTCACCACTTGGTTCTAGATTACCACTTATATCATTCTGTTCAATAACTTCAGGGTATTCTCTTATTCCACTGTTTGCAATACGTATTTTTTTAAACATATCATATTGCATTTTTTGTTTACGAACGCCACTAGGAGTAATGTAAAAATGATTTCGGTCGTGATAACGAATGCTTAAATTTCCATCACGACTTGTGATCCAATTTCTGTTATAAGCTTCTACAAGCACATCACAGCATGTTTCTAACATATTAATTCCTCTCTATGACCTACTCTCATTGCCATGTTAGCATCAGTTTCACGCACTTCTACTTTACTACACCATACTCTTTCTGCTTCACCTTTTCCAAAACTAGGCAAATAAATTGTGTTTACATATTCATAAAGAAAATCAGCAATGCCTTCACAACCTGTTTTCTCTACTTCTGTAATTTTTGCTAAACCAATTTTTCCTAAATGTAATAAGTCTTCACGTTGGGGATCATCAACTGCAACTAATAATGTATGATCAAACCAATCTTCCAATTTAAATTTTAAATCTTTGAGTCCACCGAAATCCATACACCAGTTACGTGCATCAAGAGTATCACATTCAAATTCAAAATGAAAACTTAATGCATAACCATGTATAAGATTACAATGACTATCAGCACGCCATTGGCGATATGCTACTGGGCCTATCTGACGATAGGTTTTTGTTGAAATAAACTTTGCCACCTCTTGCCTCCTTGAGTAAGTTTGATGACATGCAGAATTTATAAAGCGGGATGAATGCCACAGACCGCTAATACTATTTACCACCGTTCTTTATAAGCTTCAGCATGATATACTCTTTTGCGTAAACTACTGCTACTAAAACTATGGTCACGTTTATTATAAATGATTTCTATGCCTCTGTCAATACAAATTTGTTTACCTGTAAAGTCTTTATCAGCATACTCTATACCCAAAATTCTTTTCTGAATGGGCAACGTAAGTAATAAATCCTCTAAATCTTTTTCCGTTTCATAAACAACAATCTCATCAACATATCTTACAGCCTGTAATTGTATTTGTCTTTCAACGATTGTTTGTACTGGTTTGTTTTTTGTATCTGGTCTATCAATAGTTGGATCAGTCTGTAATGCAACTATCAAATAATCACAATGATTTTTAGCTTCTGCTAACATAGCAATATGTCCTGCATGTAGTAAGTCAAACGTAGAAAAAGTTATAGCAACGACTTTATCTTTTAATTCTTTAATTTTGTTGAATATCATTTTTTAAGTATTTCTATAACTCTACGTTTCATCATTTCATCAATCCATTCATCCTCACCTAGGTATTTAGGCGCTTTTGTAAAATATTCATCAAGAATCCATTTTAGTTTGTATAATTCTTTTTTAATCTCAAACTGTGTAAATCCATCGTTGAAACGACTATTTGCCTCACAAATCGCACTATTAATAAGCACGTTAGTATTATGCAGGTCTGGCTTTTTATATCCCATTATTTACATCCTGATCGAGCAATACTATAAAACTCATTACGTACTGCTGGATCAGATTTAAATCCACCACCTAATCTACTAGTAACAGTACTACTTCCTGTATCCTCTACACCACGACTTTTTACACAATAATGTTGTGCGTCAATCATTACTGCAACATCTTCAGTATCTAAGATATATTGTAATGTATGAAAAATTTGTTCAGTCAACCGTTCTTGGATTTGAGGACGCTTACTAAAATACTCCACAATTCTGTTAATTTTGCTAAGACCCAATACTCTATCCTTAGGTACATATGCAACAGTAGCAAGACCGTCAATAATAACACCATGATGTTCACAATTGCTTTGAACTGAGACATTTCTTTCCACCACCATTTCGTTGTACTGCATTTTATTATTTACCGTAGTACACTTTGGAAAGTTTTCTTCCTTGAGGCCAAAATATATCTCATTAATATACATTTTTGCCATTCTATTTGGTGTTTCTTGTAGGCTATCATCATTTAGATCCATACCTACTGTTTTCCATATAGTTGTAAATGCATTTTCAAGAATATCAATTTTTTTCTTGTTTTCAACAGCAAGTGCTTCATTATTAATAGGAGTTTCTACTCCCATTTTAATTAAATATTCTCTTACTTTTTTCCCTAATACAGGGTCTACTTTAGTTTTATCAAAACTCAAATTGGTTCTCCTTACTCAAATTTGTTTTGTTATAAATAATATAGGTTTAGTTACAAGAATACTAAACCATTTTTATTATAAAAATTTTTTAAAGTCAAAATCTATCTTATTTTGACAAAGTATTTATGTTTAGTTTTTTGCTTTAGTTTTCTTTGTTTTAGTTTTCATTTTAGGTGCGCTCTCTTTAATTTGTTTAATTTGACTTTTTGTCAAAGGACCATCGTCAGGTTCGTATTGTTTATTTTCAACTAATAACTTTGCTTCTTTAACGTCGTTAGCTATTTTTTCCCAATTAATTTCGTATTGTTGCAATCCAACTTCTCTGATATCACCATGTCCATCAACAAATAATTCTTTTTTCTTTGACTTTGCCATAATATCTCACTTTAAAAATACATCATTTACTTGTCTATTTACTTTAATAAATGTTGTACACTTAGGAAGTTGTTTTAAATTACTAGCGCCAACATATGTACACGTACTACGTAAACCACCTAAAATATCTAATACAGTATCACGTACAGGACCGCGATATGGTATATCAACAGTACGACCCTCACTGCTACGATATTCAGCTACTCCCCCTTGGTGCTTTTCCATTGCGGTATCGCTGCTCATACCATAAAAGATCACTCTTGGATTATAGCCATCTTCACTAATTACTTCGCCACCACCTTCATCATGTCCTGCTAACATACCACCAAGCATTACAAAATCTGCACCTGCTCCAAAAGCTTTGGCAATGTCTCCAGGACAAGTACAACCCCCATCAGCGATAATATGTCCACCAAGGCCATGAGCGGCGTCGGCACATTCGATGATTGCTGATAATTGCGGATATCCAACACCAGTCTGCAACCTCGTGGTACACACGCTATTATGTACTACTACACCTTCGATATTGTATGAATGATCTTCTTCAACTTCTAAATCATATGTGTATCCGTTGTATGATTCAGTTTCGAGTGTGCCTATTTCGACTAATTCAAATTTCATCTAAAATACTCCAGTCATTTTTTTTAATTTGTGATTCCCATATAACGATATATTTGTATCCGTTATCTTCTGCTAATTTTTGTTTTTCAAAATCTCGTTGCTTTTTATATTCTTGTCGTTCTGTTAATGTGCTATACACTTCGGGATTTCCGTGCCAAAAGTCTCCATGAACTTCTAAAACAATGTTGTCGTTTATTAAAAAATCATACTGTGCTTTATTTTGTAAAATGAAGTTGTACTTAAAATTAACACCCGATTCTTGTAACTTTTGTTCCGTTGCTTTTTCTATTTTAGTTTTTTTGGGTTTGCTATTAACAGATTTTATGCCCATCAATGAGTAATATTCTATAGGACGTTTTCCTATAGTTTTCATAAATTCGGAATGTTTCTTTTTAAATTCATCAGTATGAGTTTTTCCATAAAATCCGTTATCCTCTCCATAGTGAGCGCATTTTTGACGAAGTATTTCTTTAGTTTCTTCTGTATGGGTCTTACTGTAAAATGGATTACGGTCGCCAACAAATCGACCCTTCATATATTTAGAATGACGCTTTATAGTTTCTTGTGTATGAGTTTTTCCATAAAAGGGATTACTTTTGCCTATTTTGTTACAACTTTGGCACACATATTCCTTTTTTAATAACGCTGATCTAAACCCCACCTGTTTTAACGATTTACAGTTATCACATTCGATTTCAATTCTGCCTAAATCACCTGAAGAAATTTTTTCCCCATTTTTAAAGTAAGCAAAGTTATTTCTGCCTGCTTTTTCAAATCTTACAATTTCCACAGAATTTTTAAACATATTAGATTTCATATCCTACTCCTATAGCAACTTTTATAATATTATTTATGCTTTAGAAGTAAATAATCCTGTGTTAAGTCTTTTGCTTTAACCCATTCTGCAAACTGATGAATATTATCATCTGTTACAATGTCTCGATATTTTTTATGTAAAACATAAAACTCGTGATTAGGAGTTGCTTTGATTCCATTTACATCGACTATCGATTTTTTATCATCAAATTTAAATGTGTTTGTCACAGTTTTGTAAGAACCAGTATGTGTTAAAACTTTTTCGCCTTGTTTGATATCTTCGATATTTTTTAAGCCTTTATCCGTTTTAACTTTTTGGCCCGGAGCAAAACAGCCAGGCCCAATACCAACTTTAACAATATCAGCTCCACGTAATATTAACTCCTGTGTCATATCTGCTGTAACAACGTTACCAGCAATAATTGTTTTATCTGGCCATCGCTTTCTAACGCTTTCTACAAAGTCTCCGAAATGTTCACTATAACCATTAGCCACATCTATACAAATAAACTGTGTCCCTAATCCTGTTACTATCGTGTTTAAATTACGAAAATCTTGGTCACTTGTTCCTGTGCTTACTGCGTAAGAATTATTTGGTACTTTGAAAACCATAAAGTTGTCAATGTCATTATTATACAATTTTATAAGGCACGTAAATAACCTATGTTTATCTAACGTTTCTGCCATTTGAATTGTACCGACACCATCCATATTCGAAGCCATAATAGGAATACCTTGATATTCATACCTACTATGTTTAAATTTGTATGTTCTTACTAAATCAACTTCTTTACGACTTGATAATGTGCTACGTTTAGGTCTAATTAACACATCTTTAAAATCTAACTTAATTTCGTCTTCAACTCTCATAATATTTTTTTTGTAATTAAATGTGGTATGATTACTTTTTCTGTAAATTCTAAACTTTGTTCAGAACTAGGGTGATTTCCATGCATTTCTAAATATTCATAACTTCCAAAATCTAAACACCAATCATAACAATTGGTGCATGGTAAAAAATTATCCATGTCTAATAATTCATATAATGTTTTTAAATCAGGATGGTTTGTATATTCTTCTGTTTTAGGTAATACATCACAATGATATTCTGAAAAAAAATATTTAATATTTTTATTTTTTAGATACCACTGTATTCTTAATATATGCTCTAATGTTTTTTGTGTTGCCCCGTGATCATCATAATAACTATAATAATGTTTAGAAATTTCATCATTCCAATGTGAGTTAGTAATATAATAGTTTGCTTTAGTAGTAATATTCATTGGATTTTTATAATATTTAAATTTTTGTCCCCCTAAATTATCGTAAGTATAATTAGGTTTATCATTAAAAAAATATTCTCCCCTATCTCTACCACTCCACATCACACCAACTAATATTTCTTCAGGTTCATATTTTTTTAATGCAAATTCAGTTGCTTCAATAATAGACCTACTAATTATACCATTGCCACAGGCTCCTCTACCCTCGAAAATACTAGAACAACTTATTAGTAATGAAAGATGTATTGGCCAAGTAATTCTTACCTTAGAATCAATATCTCCGTTGTCAAAAATATTTTTAATAATTTGCTTCGGTACTATTTTTGTTTCGAATCCTTCAGTAAATGAATAAACAGGTATTTGTGTAAAACTACATCCACCTGCTATTAAAACCTTTATATTTTTATTTTCAATTCGCATTTTTATGTTTAGCTTCAAGCTCTCTTAAATCCATAGCAACGTCTGCAACACCATGCCAATCTTCTAATGCAACCATAACTTGTAAATATTCAAGTAAAATATTTTTTTGAACAGTATAATCACTATAATTTTTACTCATACTTTTTTTCTCGTAAATGTTTTCTATAATCAGTTGTTTCACGCAGCATATGTTCTCCATTACCTTCTAAAATATCACATATTCTATCTATTGTTTTATTATTATAGTCGGATATTTTGCCAATATTTTTGTGTGGTTTTTTAAGTAATATTTCTAATTTACTTAACGCATCTTCCAGTGACCATGGAATATACATACGTTCATAATCATTTGCAAATGTTTCTGGAAAGCTACGATAAGCTGGATATAGTACATTACATCCTAATGCATCTGCCTCACTTACTGTATTACTTACCCAGTCTTGCAATGCACAATTAAAAACTACTCTACTATTATTAACAATTTCATAATATGCATCTTTTTCTAAATCTTCATAGATTGTTAGTTTTTTATCCTCTACCATTTTTCTTGTACGATTCATATATGATTCATTATTAGACTTTAATTTACCACCACTACAAACTACAAATTCAGTATTGTGTCCGTGTCTTTTATGGTAAAGCTCAATCAGATCCATATAAAAATCTGGTTGTTTTTCTTGATCCCAACGTGCAGAAAATACCACACGCATACGTCTGTCATTAAATGGTTTTATACGATCAACTCTATTTTGTACTTCTTGTTTACCGAATGCAAGTCCCGAAATATTATAAATTTTACTAGTCCATCCTGCGATACGCATATGTGCTACCATTTCTTCATTAGTAGCTAACACACCATCTACGAAAGTGTCAACCATTTTTTCATACGCATCCATCCATTTTGACATACCCCATACATGTACAAAATCATCTGGATCAATGGATTGAGCAAGACAACGGACAAAAATCCTAGGACGGTGAGCAATGTCAATTTGATTGAGAATATAAGGTATGCTCTCGATACCGGGCTGAAACATGTCTTCAAATAGTATAACATCTTCATTATTCAAATCTCCTGCTTTCATCATGCGTATAAGATTCATAAGTTGACTCATACCATAATAAGTTCTACCATGTGCATCTAATACTTGTCCTGTAACAATAGCCTTATCATTACTTAATGTTTCACCTGGAACCATTACATACTTAATTTTTCTGCGTTCAAATACACTGCGATTCCATTCACGTAATTGTAGTGTGTATCTAGCCTTATAAGGCTCCAAGCCCATGTAATAAAGTTTCCGCATATTAAGCCTTTTGTGCTGTTGAACATTCCCAACCTGCAGGAGTTTTAACTACCAGTCCCTTACAATTTGTAATTTTATCATCAAGTTTATTCATGCCATAAATTATGAAAATAAATGTTCCAACAAAGAAAATTACTATAGTGCCCCAAAAAATTTTATCAATCATTTAATTTTCTTTCAATATCTTCTTCTACACATTTGGAACCATGTTGAACTTCTAAAATATGACAAGGTTCATCATAATCATTTTTACACTGATGCCAAACACCAACACCTATATTATATGACTCATTTGCAACTTTTGTCAATTCACATGGTTGATTATTATAATCTGTTATTATTTTACATTTACCTTTTAATATATACCAATATTCACTACGAAAATTGTGTTTTTGCATTGAAAACGCTTTATGTGGTTCAATAACTAATTCTTTTACCTTATATCCTGGTACATCATCAAGCACACGATACCAACCCCAACTCTTTTCAGTTTTTGGATTTTTCCAATTTTCCAGTAACCAACTAGAACTATTATGTTTTTTATTGCCACCAACACCAAATACAAATTCTATATCATCAAATATCATTTCTGGGCAATTCTCTTTTGTTCTGTCACCACCGTTCGCAAATATAATTTTGTCGTTAGGATATTTTTCTTTTATTTTTTTTATAGCATCAATAGATGTACCATCACTGTCATCAAATTCAATGACTTCTCCTACCATATGTAAGTTATCTAAAATAGTCATACGTTCTCTCCATGGCATAAAAGGTCTACCCTTTTTTCGAGTAAGCCATGCATCTGAATTTAAACCAACAACTACATGATCACCAAGATGATCAGCGTGATTAAGATAAGATATATGCCCAGAATGAAGGGGGTCGAAACCCCCTGTTACTACAACGATTTTAAACTGATTTTGCATCAATTTCCCAGTTATCCTTAACGTCTTTTCCGTTAAGATATTTAGTAAAAAGTCTATAAACAAAACTTTTTTCTTTATAAAGGTCTTTTTCGTCAAAAACGTACCCATATGTCCTACAAAATTCTAAATATTTTTCTAGGTCATCAAAAATTTTGTTATATTGATTATTTACTTTAATTGCTTGTTTTCCCATTTTTACCTCAGATTTTAATTTGTTGATAAGGTTTCGTTGTGTTATATAAAATCGTAGCACCATTTTCACCATCTTCGCTCACAGTGATATGAATGTCACGATCTGGATAACGACTAGCAATAGATTCGTATAAATCATCGCTAATCATTTCGCAGCTTTTATAGTTAAGTTGAACTACCCCCTCGTGCAGGAGACGCTCACAAAACCGTTTGAATTGTATGAATTCAATGTCTCGGTCGTTATGAAATACTTCAATGCTAACATTGATATGAAAAATATGCCTATGCGGATAGCCCAAAAACGAAACATCATATTCATCTCCTGTTTTAAGTTTAGGATCGTCTAATGCAGCTGGGTATTTATGTATGCCTTCTTTACGAAATGTTACCCATATCATACGTTTAGCTTCATGACTTATAAGCTTTCTTCTTTCGTTTAAAATTTCGTTTCTTTGTTCCATTATAATCTCTATATTTTTTTAGTCATCATATCCTACACGTTCTGTTTCTTCTTCATATTGAAGTTTATAAAGCTTCGATAATTCTCGTTGAAAAATTTGTTCTCTATGCTTTAGCTCATTTATACGTTCATAACTAGCCCCAATCATTTCAAGATGTTTAATTTGTTGGGTAATATTATTTTTATTTTCTAATACTCTGTTAATTTGTTTACGGTATGGCATGATATTTCCTTATTCAAAAGAAAAAAACTCATCAAATTTTGTAAGAGAATTAACTGTTTTTTCACCACTATAACCTTGACTACCAGATTTCATCTGCATCCAAAATTTACTATATTTATCTAGTAAGTCCATACTTTTTTTGTAATCTTTTTTACTGAATATTTCGTCTACAATAGTACCAAAATCAACACCTGTAAATTTATCTAAAACCATTGAAGGTTTTACACCTTGATCATATTTACGATTGGCTTCTTGAACTGACCAAATATGTTGATAAACATTATGTGCTTGTAACAATGTATAACTTAATGTATCCCAACTCGTTTTAGTTTCTTTACCATGTTGACCAATGAATCCTATACCTCTGTAGCACAAATCACTAACCAACATTCTATCAGTTACGGGGCTGTCTGTAAATAGTTTATGGATACCATCTTGTAATACAGCATCCCGAAACTTACGATTATCATTGGCATAGCTTTTATTTTCAGCAGTCTTTTCCATACTATAAGACCATTTTTTATCATGTTGTATATTTGTATTAAAGTATGCAAGACCTTTTGCAGCACTAAAAAATGGGCTAGCACAATCAAATGTAATAATTAGTTTTGGGTTATGATATTTTCTTATTGCTCGTTGTATATCACTAAAAAGTACAGCATATTCTAAAATGCTAGTACCCAAACAATGTATTAGATCGTGTTTACCTTCTTCTAATAACCCATCATGTATGATACCCAACATTCTTTTTAATGTTAAATGAATATCAATCTTTGTTTGCCCACCAAAAGCCCAACCGTTAAAATGATTTTTAGGATATATTTTTGGATCACAATACTTCTTCATTTCATCATACCAATCATCAGATTGTTTATGCGTCAAACCTTGAAGTACGTTGAGAAATTTACATTCTCCACTGCGATTGTTTATAAAATATTCGTTATTGATATGTGTAGCACGTACTGCTTCTTCAATTGTAGATATACCATGTTTGTCTAATAAATGTTTATTACGTAATGTTTGCGTAGGTACATCTAAACACATACCGTAGTCCATGTATGTATCCATCCATTTGAGAACCTTTTGTCGCTGCTTCATAGCTTTAGGGCAATTAATGTCTTTCCAATCTGCAGGCCATTGACCCTTCATGATTTGAAAGCCACCACTATCACCTAATAAGAAAGTACCTTTTTCACGTTTTCTTATAATGCTTTCAGCATTATCAATAACATTAGTATCAAGATTTGCATGACCAGCACTGTATAATCCCCATTTATAATTATATAGGCCTTGTTTACTGTTTAAGAAATTTAAGCATTCAACATCACCATTAAATCCTTTAGGAATCCTATTAATATCAAAATAGTTTTCACCTTCACGTTGTTTGCCTAATCCACTGATAAAAAAGCTAGATACTGCGGGTAGAAACAATGCCCAATCAGGGTTTTGCTTTTGTGAAAGATTGTCTTGTTCAATCATACTTATGATTCGCATACTTTGCAGTTTTGAATTAGAGTTTTTACCATAGTAATTTTACTGTCAATATCATTACGTTGATTCAATAAATCTTTTATGGTAGGGTTTTTCTCTGCTTCAGATTTTAGATATTCTTCTTCAGCACGTTTAGCCTTAGCCCATTCAATAATTTCTTTAGTTGTTTGATCTAATTCTATTGTAGAATGATTACTGGGAATTGTCAACCACGCAAAACCATCATATACTTCAAAGTTATAATTATAACCGTTATATCTTACTGTACCTGGTGCAATACTTGTTCCTGAATATGAATTCATGTTGAAAAAGGGAAAGCTACTTGTACCGCCATTCACAGTAACACCGTTAGTACCTTTTATTGTTTTAATCATTTTGTTTGTGCTGGGAGACGATAATAATAAACACCAAGTCCACTATCAACAACAATTTCTGCAACACCTTGATCACTTAATCTAATAGTTTTTTCACCAGGCAAATCCATGATTGATTGAAATACTTTAATTGGCCAAATCAATGGTCTAGACAATGATCCATTAACTTGTGGTTGAAAAACAAAATTACCAGAGTGTGTTCCAATGTCACCAAAATAACATTTTAAATCACCTTTATCTACTTTCATAACAAAGTTTGTTTCAGTATTATTTGCACTTGCTTGTTTTTTCAAACGCATAATACCTTCTAAGGTCGGAACAAATTCAATATTCCAAGTAGCTCCTGCAAATTTAATTGTTTTTATTTTTTCTTCAACCAATGATTTTGCCATTAATCTATAGTCATTAGTAAAGTCACTTATCTTTGTTACAAATTGAATTGATGCAGGAACATCTTCTCCATCTTTATTTTGACGCAAAACTTTAATAATAGCATGTTCATCATATTCTTCAAAACCTAAAATTGTTTTAAGTCTATCCAAGTTTGGCATACCAAACACCCCAATAAAATCTGCGATTGGAGTGTTAAATTTACCATTAAAAATTAATGTTTTGTTTTCTGTATTAGCATAGACATTTGTTTCTTTATCAGTGCCTACTACTTTAACAAGTTCAATTACTCCTAGTCCATAAGTATGTTGAATTAAATCTTGTAAATAATCTTTCATGTTTATCCTTTATATTTGTTAAGTATAATGTTTTTATTTGTTAGTTCAAGTATTTAGGAAAATTATTCAAAACTAAATAAATCATCAAATTTCGAATTTGTGTTTGTACTTGTTCGTAAGTCCCATTCTAATACACCCAATAAGTTTTCTATTTTCTCATCGACCAATGTTCTTTCCATTTCAGCGTCATCAAATGGTAACTCGCAAAACCACTTAGGCAACCTAAGTTCATCGGTAGGATAAGCAATGCTTGTAAACCCTAACGGGTTAGACTTAAGTTTACATACAACTACCTTCATGCCATCTACAATTCTCATACTGTAATTATCATCATTTGCCTTACGTAAAAAGTTGTAATTTAATGCAGCACGAACGTGTCCTGGCATATTAGCTTTTCCAGTTTTACTATTCTTTTCTAAATCACCATAATATGTTAATTTGTTAACTGACTTAGGAGTACCTTTAGTCCAACTATCTTGTTCTCCTAATTTAAGTTTAAATTTTTTAATTAGTTCAATAACATCATTCTTTGTTTTACCCTCTAATACAATTTCTAATACTTGCATTAAAAATTCTTGTATATATTTTGGTGTATCAGCACGTTTTAAATCAAGGCCCATAGCTTTGATATCACCCATTTTACCATTAACGTCTTTGCGTTTACCTTCTTTATCATATATATTAATAGCATAACGTTTTTTAGTTATAAACAAACTTCGATCACCAATTAATTCACGTCCTGCTTTAATTATTTCACCATTCTTTCTAGGGACATGAAATGCTCGTTCCATAAATGCTGGAAAGCTTTCATTAGCTTGTTCTGCAATAGCATCATATAATTCTACACAAGACTCTTTACTCCAATTTAATTCTTTGTTTTCTATTTGAGAACGTAGAATAGGATATGCAGTAAAGTAGCAACTGTCTGTGTCACCATAAACAATTGCTTTACCATTATGATCATAAGTACCTTCAACAACTTCATTAATTGTACTCATCATGTGTTTGACAATTTGTCTACCACTTAATGTTACACTTTGTCCTATACGTTTGTCATAAAAACGGCAATGTTCATTTAACAATGCACCATATGCACTGTTCAACAAAATCTTACGTACAAGTTGTCTTTTGTCATAATATTCATACATGTCGGTGCCATATGATTCTTTTGCTTGTTTCTGAATACTTTTTCGTTCTGTGTACCAGCGTGTTAATAATCCAGGAATTACACCTTCAGTATCATATCTAAAGATGGTACCATTCGCACTTATCATATAGGGTTTATGGCTATCAAAAACTAATTTCCATATTTCTGCTGCGCTCATGTCTTCACTACGACCATCTTCATAATCAAGTGTAAGTATAGTACCACGTTCTTGTTTCATAATAGCTTCATATTCTAAACTACCAAACAAGTTTTCCCATAATATTGCACCTGTTACGTCATCATCACCATCTTTATAGTATTTCTTTTCTCGGGCAAGCTTTGCACCCTTGTCTTTCATGTATTGATTGGTAAGTGTTTGTCTGACTTGACCAACAATTGTTTCGGGCGCCATGTTAAGAGCGCGGATTGCCGACGGGTAGAGACTGTTGATATCGACTGCTCCGACATATTCGTGTATTCCTTTTTTGGGCGTAGCAACATAGGCACCTGCCGCTGGTTGTTCGTCATTGTTTTCCTTTCGTTTTTTATCAGGTACAACTAAACCACGTTCATGAGCCTCGTTCATGATTGCCATTTCAATCATTGCAACAGATCCCATGACAGTTGGCAATAATACAGTATTTTCATGCGCTAGCGCATTGGCAAGATCCAAAAATTTTAATTTATTATGAATTTTTACCATGAGCATGGTATCTTGTCTATTATACTGTATAAATGTTTTAAAGTCTTTGTTGTATAGCTGGTCTAATGTTCCTTCATATTGTGTCTTACGCTCACCTACTTCCATTTCACCAATTGCATCTAGTGAATAACTATGACGGCTTTCATAATTATATTTTTTATATAACTGTAAATAATCCATATGAACACGACCAACTAAATCAAAAGTAGTTTCTTCTTTACCAAAACGTTCATATGTTCTTGGTTTAGGAAACTGTCCTAATAAGCAAAACTTACGTGTGTCATCTTTGCTCATTATTCTTGTTACACGATTTACCATATACGGTATATCATATCCTTCTGAATTCCATCCAGTTAATACATCAGCGTCTTCAATGAGTTGAAAAAATGTTTCAAACATTTCTGTTTCATTTGGAAACAATAGACAATTTTCAAATTGATTACATATTTCATGACTTGTATCTATGCTCATATGTTTAGGAGCTATCACAAGTGTTACTAATTGATCTAGCCAATCTAAGTATAAACTAATAGCAGTGACAGGATTAAATGGATCACTAGTAGGACTAAATCCTTTTTCAGGAGAAAAATCTACTTCAATGTCAAAAAAGCATGTATGTAGTTTCGGTGGTTCAACCTTAAGATAGTTTTCACTAAGGCAACGAAATACTACATTAATATCACTTTCAAAGAGTTTTTTATTGTTATGTATCCTACGTTCTTTTTCAAATTCACTACGTTTTCTCGTACTAAATTTACTTACACTGTCTCCAAATATACTACGATATTTACCCTTTGGGTCACTATAGTAAAAAGTGTAGTTTGCGTTGTATTCTTTATATGTACGTTCTCCAACAGTAGTTCTTTCTACAACATAGATTTTATCAGTGTCACGGTCGTGTACGGCATCAATATATGACATTAAAGTGTTTTTCCCACAGTTTCCAAAATGTCATTTAATTCTTCATGTTCTTTATTTGCTGCTCCCAAATTTGCTTTATGGGCAATGCGAATTGCTTTTTTGAGCACACTAGGTTTTACTTCAAGTTCTTCTGCTACAGCTTTGATGGTATCTGTAAGTCCACCTTGTAATGTTTCAATTTCATGCATTACAGCACAACCCTCATTAATAAGTTGTGTTAATTTAGTTTTTGCTTCCCCTGTGAACGTTCTTGACATATATTCTCCTATTATTAGTTGTCTATTATATAGTGCTTTAAACGAAAACACAAATCTTTTGGTATGTAAGGTTACCAAATAAATAATTCACTTATGGCACAATAACTAGGCACAAATATGGAAAGTAGATACAAAGAATTAGAAATATTAATTAAAAAATTTATAAGACAATTACCAGACAATACTGAATATGAAAAGCGATTAGAAGAAGAACTTGAACTTATAGCAAAATTAGGGTTTGCCAAACATTTTTTACGTGTAGTAGAAATATTAGAGTTAACCAAAGATATACCACATATGACCCGTGGTAGTGCAGGTAGTAGTTTATTATGTTGGTTATTGGGCATTAGTGATGTTGACCCAATAAAAGAAAAGATTCCATTAGCACGATTTATGAATCCAAAACGTGATGATTTACCTGATATTGATTTAGACTTTCCACATTACCAGCAAGAAACTGTAATGAATCGTATCTATAAACATTGGCCAAATCAATCAGCACGGGTAAGTAATTATGTCACTTATAAGGAAAAAAGTGCAATACGTGAAGCAGCAAAACGATATGGCGCTAAAGGAAGACTACCTCGCAATGTTGACTTAGACAAAGTTGTACCAGAATTCGCAGAAGATGCTAAACGTTTGGTAAATAAATTATTAGGTAAAAAACGTTGTATTAGCAAACATTGTGGTGGCATATTAATTTTTGATCGTAGTGTGCCTAAAAGTTTAATCAATGCAGAAAATCAAATATTATTAGACAAATATGAGATTGAAGATTTAGAACATTTTAAGATAGATATATTGGCTAATCGTGGACTATCACAACTTTATGATATTGATCCAAATAAAAATTTATTAGATTACCCTGAGTACGATGAACAAACAGCCGAACTTTTACGAAATGGCAACGTACTTGGAGTAACACAGGCAGAAAGCCCTGCAATGCGAAGATTATTAAGAGCGATAAAGCCAACCAAACGTGAAGATTGTGTATTAGCCACAGCATTGATTAGACCTGTTGCTACCCAAGGTCGACGTAAGGCAAGTTTTTTTCGTGATTGGAGTAAAGACACATTTGATAATACTATTGTGTTTGAAGATGATGCGATTATGTTGATTAGTAAACTATTAGATTGTAATCATTATGAAGCAGATATGTGGCGTCGTGCCTTTGCCAAACGTAACGAAGAAAAGATATTTGAGTTTATGGATTTGATTGGAAATCACGAAAACAAAGAAGAAGTGTTTTATGCACTTACTGAATTGAGTAATTTTGGATTATGCCGCGCTCATGCAATTAATTTAGGAAGATTGATATGGGCTATCGCTTATCAAAAAGCACATAATCCTGAAAAGTTTTGGCGTGCCACATTGAAACATTGTCAAGGTAGTTATAGCCGTTGGGTATATCATCATGAAGCTAAGTTGGCAGGAGCAATCAATAGTATATACGAAGGTAATGAAGTTAATGAGTTATTAAAAACGGGGCACTGGCATAGTAAAAAGTTTTTACCATTTTGTACTGAAGTTCGTAAACCCGGAGAAGTTGAATTTTGTGGGTTGGTGGCTAATTACCGTGTATTTAAAAGCAAACCAAAAGAATATATTACATTTGTTACTTTAGGAACAGGTAATAATCGTTATATTGATGTTATATTAGATAAAGCAATTAGTTTACACGACTACCCAGTTGTATGGGGTGTGGGTAAATTAGGCTACAAAAATAACACAGAATATGTTACAGTTAAAAAACATAAGCGTTTTAAATTAACGGAATTAACATGATACCAGTAAAAGCTAGATTACACCTACACAATCATAATGAACCTAACGGCAGAGCCTATATTATAGGAGAAAAAATATCATTACGTGCATTGGGTGAAACGTTGATTAAAGCAAGTAAGTCTGTGATTGGATTAGAAACAATAGAATTATATACAAGTGATGGACATAAGTATGAACTATTTGTAACTTGTGATGTAACTGAAGATGAATGGCAAAGTTTACCAGTGCCTTATCATAAAAAACACGATCCTAAATCATTAGAAATTGTTAAAACATATGATGAATTAAAGAATGAAAAGAGGTAAACCAACCGCTGCATTATTTGTTAATCATCCAGAATGTTCTGTTCAATGTGCCAGTGGAATCTATGAAGCATTACATAATGATTTTACTACAATTATATTTGACCGAAGTAAATTAAAAGAATCATACTTAAAAAAATTTGATATGGTAATCTTCCCGGGTGGAGTTGGAGATAGTGAGACCTTCCACAAATATATAGGATCTGAAGCAGATATCATTAGAAACTTCGTGGGTAAAGGTAAACGATATTTAGGTATTTGTATGGGTGCTTATTGGGCTGGACATCATTACTTTGATATAGTAAATAATATAGACATTGTACAATATATTCGTAGACCCAACACAGATATAAAAAGGTCTTTTGGTACACTCGCTAAAATAACATGGAACAATGAACCACTGCAAATGTATTTTTATGATGGTGCTGCTATGATTGGTAAAAACTTCACAACAATAGCTACATATAAAAACAAAGACCCAATGGCTGTAATACAAAACCATATAGGTCTAATTGGTTGTCATCCTGAAAGTATGAAATCTTGGTATACTAGAAATACAATGAAATTATATTGGCACGAATATTATCATCACAAGTTACTATCAAATTTCACTAAATTGCTTTTTCAAGATTAATTTTTCAACAGTTTTATTAATACCTGGATTTACCTTTAAGGCATGTGGCATTAATTCATGTCTAATATAATTACGTGTATATTTTGTATTATAATTACTTTTATCATCTAGCCATGGTACATTATGTCGCTCGCACCAATCAACGAATTTTGATTTAGGCGTTGTTAAAAACGGTCTATGTACATTGTTTCTGTGTAAATTAATTATTTTAGGTTTTCCATGTAACGAAGACCAAATATAAGTTTCTACAGAATCATTTAGATGATGTGCTGTTACAACATATCCACAATTATCTAAAAAATTATATCTACAATTTCTCCAATGTTCTTCTTCACTACATTCTTTTGGTTTATCATTTTGCAACATTCCAACTACCATTGGTAAGTCATGTTCAGTACAATACTCGGCAATGAACATCATTGCTCTTTCACTTGTTTCTGTATTATGATTATAAAATGCAACAGTTACGTCATGTTTTCTTTTTAAAAAATCAAGCACAGCCATACTATCAACGCCACCACTGGTAGCTAGTGTAATTTGTTTTGGTAATGGAAAAAGTAATTTAAACATGCTTTAATCATAGCATATCTTTATTTTATTGAAAATATTTATTGGAAAATATGGTGATTTTTTTCACCGTATACTTTAATATACTTTCCAGCTAACATATCTGCCATTGCTTCAATAGCACTACCAGGATAACTATCACCATCTTTTATCATGTTTAATTCGCCCTGACGAACATGCACTAACTCATGAAATACAGTGCGTAAAATATCAACTAAATTTCTATTTTTAGCATATACCCAAACCTCGTGAGATCCTGCTTTGTGACTACCAGTATGATGACCATCTTGTGCTTCTTGCGTGTCCATACTAAGTTGAATTTTTGGTACAACTTTTAAACTAAGTTTCTTACTAGCCCAATGTGCAAATTTATTAACTTCATCTTCCAAATCACAATCAACAGCATCGTGTTCATCTAATCTACTTGCTAACCATTGCGAGGGCGTTTTATCAAATTTCTTTGAAAATAGTCTTTCTAATGCATGTTGGTTGATTTTATGTTTAATTGAAATGCTTTTGACTAATCTTTCTATTGTAGTAAGATTGTGCTTTTTAAGACTAGGTAGACGTTTTCTTAATTCGTCTACTGCACCTTCATATACACTCTCACCGCCACCGTCGCCTGTTTCACCGGATGAATTTTCTGTATTACCGTAATAACCGTAGCCAAAATAATACTTTTTTAATGATGGTTTACGTCTAAGTTTTTTCCTACGTTCAATAATAAATTCTTTTGCGAGCATAATCTATTATTTATCATTCCAAACCCATTTCTTTTCTGATTTTTGTAGCACTAATTTGGGTTATTGATTCATCAAAAGTTTCTTCGCCATTGGTGTACCCGACTCCTCGACCCCATCCTATATGCACAATATTAGGTACTAACATAATTTCATACTGTCCTTGGTACAATGGGTCTAAATCACGTTTTATAAGGTTTTTTACTTCTTCAAATGAAAATGGATTACTTTTTTGCCAACCTTGCACATCACGTATTTGTATTATAACTTGTCCTGTGCGCTGTATAAGTCTTTCAAATAATGCACGATGACCTTGATGCCATGGTTGCCAACGACCTAACATTTGTACTGTTTCTTTTTTAAATGTAAATGTTGGTCGGCGCTTTTTACTAATAATCATTTCTCCTACAAAGGGTACCCATTTGTCTGCATTTTGTTCATTAATTCTAAAATCATAAATTTCAGGTGGTACAAATGCTTTATTAGTGTCTTCATATCTACTTGAATCAATAGTATCCATCCAAATAGTCCAGTCAGCCTTAAAATTATGCCGCATTTCAGGTAGTGGTGCAACAAAGTCACAAATAACATATTCACTTATACATCTTAATGCAAACTCTGCCATGCGTAAACTTTGTCGAATTCTACCCTCTTTGCTAAAATCCCAGTCATTAAACTTTTTACGTACATCATCTGCATTGAACCAATCAACTCTTGCATTTAATGATACATATGGGGAATCAGAAATATTTTTTCTAGTATCATGGATTTCTAAGTAGTTTTTTAGTCGTTCACTAAAATAAGTTTTCCCGGATCCAGGTAAACCCATTATTAATATCTTTTCAGTCATTTTATACCTCTACTAACTTTTCATTAAGAAGTTTATTTAAAAATTGTAAAGTTTTCAATGTTTTGACACCTGTTATTTGTAAAGTAACTCTGGGATTGTGACCTGCATTTGCAGTTGAATGAGGAACATTTTTCCAATCAAATGTATGAACTTCTCCTAATTTCCATCCTGTATGTATATAATTACCGTAATTCCAAAAATGACCTTGTTCATAATCAGTTAAGGCTATAAAAATTCTTATAACACGATCAGGATCTTCAGGAGCCCATTTTTCTAATTTATCTATATGTAAATTCCAAACTTGTCCAGGAAATTGAACATGAACACGTATCATACTATCATCTATTGCAAAAGCATCTGCTATTTTTTGAAATACAGGATGTACTTCATATGTTAAATTTGTAACTTTATAATCAACAGGCATGCCTATTTTTTCTAAATCATATTCTTCACTTAAATATTCAGATTCTGGTCTAGTTTTTCCCTGTTGATTTCTTGTACGCCATGATACTGGTTCCGCTATTTTTATCGATTCATTTATAGAATCTTGCCAATCTGTCGTAATTTTTCCAAAATTTATTATAGTATCAAAATCTTTATCTATTTTAAAATTATTAAAATGATATTTACTACGTTTTTTTGTTAACTCCCAATTACTTATCATATTACGGTGACCTTTATATCCGATGCCAAATAGTCTTGATAATATTCAACTGATGGCAATTCAATATTTAGTAATCTTGCTAACTGAAGATTTGTTTCTACCATCCTACTTGGATGTTCTCTAGCACCCCTACGATTACCTTCATTTTCACTGCGAATACATTGTGCCATTTGTTTAAGGTCTTTGTAGTAATCTCTGTATAGTGGATATGTAATATTAAACTCACCACATTTTACCCACCAACCTAAACAAGCATCGTCAGTTCTATCAATTAAAATAATAGGGCAGTCAGGCCATGTTTTTTTAATATAATTCAAATGATATCCAAACACATGACTTTTAATAATGCGTATACCTGTACCACTAAAGGGAGCATCAAATTCACATTCGTTTTCTTCTTTTGTATATTGATCTAGTCTTTCAAAGTTATTACCAAACTCCATAGCAGGACCCCAATATACACCCATGTGCATTAGTTGATATTCACCTGTAGCATCGTGATAATATTCACGTTGTGGACTTGCATCGCTACTATCAATGCTTGGGCTATAATATATGTTTTTTACCACACTGCTCCACTTAGAACCTGGGGCTCCACTTACAAATATATATTTCATTCAGGTTTAATCCTTTTTGCGATTGGTTGCCAAATTTGACGCATTCTATGCATTGCTGCTCTTACCCCTTCTGGGTTATGCCATTCAGTAGTAATAAACATCATGTTTTCTCTAAACTTAACGTCTGCTTCCTTACTTCTAATTGCTGGAATAAAATTATCACGATACCATTTTTGTATAGGCTCTGGTGTACCTTTTGGTAGTATAATATTCCAACATCCATGTATATACAATCCTGTAGCCACATCATGCATTAATCTAACTTTTTCTAATCCTGGAAGTGGCTTTTCATTTGCAATGCCAATAAGTTTTAGTCTTCCTGATTGTACATGCGGATAGCCCACAGCGATTGGAGTGATTCCAAACTCTACATGACCTCCCATAACGTCAAGTAAAGCTTGTGCAGGTCCTTTATACATAGCAGTTTGTACCTTATCATCTTTTACATTTGTTTTTTCTACAAGATACTCCAATGCCAATCTATGACCACCTCCCCCTATTGCAAAATTAATTGGTCTTTGTTTTGCAATTATATCTTTAACAAGTTCCTCTGGTGTGTTTACTTTACTAGAAGGATGTGCAAAAAATGCAAGTGGACTACGTGCTATATTTGTTACTGGTTCAAAAGACATAATATCATATTTTACAAGATGTGGATACCATATTTCAGCAGTTACCCAATTACTCTGACAAGCAGGAACAGCAACAGTATGTCCATCAGGTAATGCATTCATAAATCCATTTATTGCTATGTTGCCATCTGCGCCAGGTTTATGTTCCCTATTGAATACAACTCCGGTATTTTTAGACACTATATCTGCAACAATGAAAAAACTAATTTCATTTCCTGCGCCAGGTCCATTAGGAAATACTACATTAATAGGTTTAGTTGGTTGCCATGCGGCTGCAAGCAATGGCATAAAAAATAATAAAACAAAAAGTTTTTTCATAATCTATCCTTATTATAATAAAATAACAATATTATTTATTCAATAAAGATAAAAAAAATGTAATATCTAAAATTTATTATGTTCTAACCATTTTTTATATAAAAAATCAGAAAATTTATTACCAGTTAAATTTTCTAGTCTACTAATTAAATTTCCTTGTATTATATCTTTTAGTGTTATTATTCTGTCTGTAAAGTCTTTTGCAACATTGAACCTTTCTATATGGTAATGATAACTCATAGGTAGATTATTATTAGTTTTTCCAGGGTAAATACTATTATATCTGTTTGCTGCCCATTTTGAATATTCAATATCACTTGAATCAATCAAAATAAAGTTATGTTTTTTCCTAACATGATACTCATACGCATGACTTGCAAGTGCGTTCCATGGACAATTTTTTAAATAATTGTCTCTATCTTCGTCTGTCAGTGAAGATAATGCCTTTTTATTTCTTAATATAATTCTTTCATATGTTTTTGTGATTGGGTCTATAATAAGATGATTTCCATTTAAAATGTATCCTCGAGGATCAATTGTGGCAGTAACTAAATCTCCGGCTGCACCGGCTGCATATAAAATTATTTCCATGTAAAATTTTATTCTAAATATATCATATTTATTATGAATACTAAAATATATAATTTAATAGAAAAAAATTTGCGATTAGCATTTAATTTACCTAAATATTCAAAAATTGTTATCGATGATTCAACAATTTTTCAAGATTTACCATGGACTCCTGCAAGATATAGAAAGTTTAAAGACATAATTTGGAATGAGTTGCAGCTTCATTCTGATTATATTGGAAATATTAAAGATATAGTTGACGATTTTAGTGAACGATATACTCACAGATTTTTTAGTGAGATTTGGAAACCTCGCACTAATGAATATGACCATAGTGGTTGGGCTTTAGTTGAAGAAATTAACAAACTAAATCCAAAAAAAGTATTAGATGTAGGATGTGGGTATCATCCCTTTAAAGGTCGTATACAAAATTTAGTAGGAATAGATCCATATAATAATTGTGCTGATTACGAAGTTGATATACTTGATTACAAAGTTAAACCAGAGAGTCATGATATTATTTTAGCTTTAGGTTCAATAAACTTTAACAGCAAAGATGAGATAGAAGAACGTTTTAAACACTGTGTTTCATTATTAGAAAAACATGGAAGATTTTATTTAAGAGCTAATCCAGGCTTATCACATAAGACTGGTCCATATGTTGATATATTTCCATGGACTTTTGAAATAGTAAATGAGTTTGCAGAAAAATATAACCTTAAGTTATTAGAGTTTAAAAAAGAACCTGCTGAATTAGGCAGGCTCTATTTTGTTTACGAAAAAATTTAATTACACCAACTTTGTTTTGCTTCACCAAAATATGCTCTTGCAAAATTATTAGCAATAAGCTGTTCTCTTAAACTTTTTCCGTTCAATATCATATCACCAAGTACACGACCACCAAATTTATCCCAATCATAAAGGATAACTTGGTGTTTTTGTGTTGTTGCTACTAAGTTCTTAGTAAAAGCACTAGCGGCTTGTCCACGTTGATCTTCTTGTGGACATTTAGCACGAAATCCTTTTTCAGGTGTATCAACGCCATAAATTCTTACTGCAAGTTCAGGTTTTAATGGTAAGGGTAAAAAGGGAGCACTTATTACAACAGTATCTCCATCATTTACTCTAATTATTTTTGCATCATACGTAACACCTACAGGTGCTTTTTGTGCTAAAACAAAACTACATAAAAATAATGTAACCAATCCTATAAGTATTTTCATATTATGCTCGTTCTTTTTTAAGTATACTACGTAACATCCAACCATGTTTTCCATGTGCATCTATACGACTAGCAATATAATCTGCTATACCTTGTTCATCTGATTCTTCGGCAATATGGAAAGCTTGTTTATACATGTCTGTTATTTTTTGATTATCTTGTTCTAATTCAGCAAACATTAGTTCTGCTCTTGGTATTTTAATTTGGTCTGGAATTTGACTTAATTCAGCGAAACGACTAATGCTACCAGGAGTATAACTTCCAAGAACACGAATGTACTCAGCCGTTTGGTCAATACTATTTTCATACACTTCTTCATACAAATCTCCCAAGAACTTATGGTACTCAGGGAAGTTGGGACCCTCGCAGTTCCAATGAAAGTTTTGTGCTTTGATGACAAAAGCATAACTTGTTGCTAATAGTGTTTTTAGTGTGTCTGCTAACATGATTACCTCGGATATCCTTTTCTGTTCCAATAAAAATTAAAATGACTCATTTCTTTTTTCTTCCTTGACAATGTGCTCTTTGACTAAATCCTTTAGGACTATTACAATTTATACTACGTTTATATTTATTGCTCCATTTTTCTGTCAAAGAAGCTATACCTACTCCTGTACCTGCACTTGCTAATGTATATTTAATTGTATCTTTCCAATCACGGCCATTTATTCTACTTACCAACGTTGGTATAACAGTATTTAAAATACCTTGCAATAAAATATTTGTTTGAGTTGGGCTTAGTCCATATTTACTTCCAAAACTTAAGATACTTCCTGCGAGTAAAGCACCGATAGTTGTTATGATACCACCTTGCAAATATGGATTTTTCTTTCCCATATTAAGTATTTTTTCTAATTTATTTCTTAATTTTCCATTTGTTTTGTTTAAATAATCTACAGTTAATTCATCATAATTTTTAACTGGTTCTTTTTTAAAATTTGGAACCGTTTTATAAAATTCTATAACCGCAGAAGGTAAATCTTTTAATTTTATTTCTTCATTAGTCATAGCTATAATTCTTCGCTGGCCTTTTTTTATAAAAGGTTTAGCTTCTTGTTCATATGTTCCTGGATAAGGTAAACCTTTTGATCCGCCAGTATAAAATTCTTGATCATTACCTTCTGGTAATCTTTTATACTTTTCCAACTCGTGTGCAAAATTTAATTTAGCAGCAGGTTCAGTTTTTTTAGTTTTGCTCACATATGTTTGTGGTTGGCGAGGCTTATCCTGTGGAATTTTATAAACCGCATCAACAGGTTTTATTCTAAATTCAAAAAAACGCATTAGTTGTTTGCCTTAAAAATACCAGTTAATATATTACTCTTTGCTTCACCTAAGTTATCCTTAGGTGTATAATATCTTTGTGCCTCTCCTGCTCCTCCACCTGTGCTATAAATTTGTCCTTCATTACTCTTACTTTTACTACCCCAATTTTTAGCACCTTTTTTACGACATTTAACTAATGCGCCTGAGGCATAAGCACTAGGCCATACTTTATAACGACTTTTAACTTTGTAATAACAAGCATCTTTCTTTTCATTCATTAGTGATACTTCATACATAGCACCACCGCATTCAGGGCATTGTTGATGTTCTTCGTTTGTTTTCTTTTTACAACTACCAGGAGCACCCGCTGGTACACCTTGTACTCTACTATAACCAGGCCAACATTTTAATTCATCAAGTTTTTCTTCTGGTTTTTGGTCAGGCTTTTCGTTTGGTTTAACTTTTTGCTTTTTAACTGGTCTTACCATTTGCTCTGGCGGAACAGGATATTTCTTTAAATGATAACTAGCTGGGTTTCTTGGGTATTTACTACCTTCATTAACACCTTCTTCCTCAACATTAATTATTTTTGCCATTGAATGATGTTTCTTAAATTTCTCAATAGCAACTCTTTCATTTTGTGCTTTTACTCTAAATTTTTTCTTACCACCTTCTGCTAACTCAGCAGTAATGATGTATGAGTTGTTTAGGTTGCTAGCAGACAATAACCCAGATATGTCACCAAAGCCTTCCGCCACACCTTGCTCTGCTATCTTGTTACCAGGAAGATCACCTTTCATCTTAATAACACTTTTAGCACCGTGACCTTTAGCAATTCGTTTGGCATCAGCATCGTCTTTGGCAGTAAAACGCTTTACTTTTCCATTTGATAGCATCATTTCGTACTTTTTCTTTCGTGCTACTTCTTTTTGAGCATCTGTCCAAGTGTCGTGTCCCCATTGGTCAAATCCCCAGCCTTCCGCCACATCTTGCTTTTTAATTTGAGTTAGTTGGCTACTAAGTTTGTCAATCTCAGCCTGTAGTTTGATTTCGCGTTGACCTTGTTGATGTTGACCTCGTGCCCTGCGTTGTTCTCTAGCTAGCCCAAGAGCATCGCGTTTAGCCTGAATCTTCTTTTGTAAAGACTGTTCTGTGCCTTCCGCCACACTTTCTTTCCTACGAATTAATTCATTAGAGATAGCTTTGATAATTTTCATGCCAATCTCATCTCTCTTTATTGTTTTAATCATTCTAAGTAAATCTTGTGTAGAGTAGTTTTTGTAATTAGCTTGCATATTCTCTTGTATACATTCATTTGATTTCTTTTTGGTAGCAACATTCTTTGCTGGACCACTACGCTCTGGATTAGGATCTTCTCTACGCTTTTTAGCAGCAGCATACTTACGACCTTTCTTACCTAACGCATGTGCTTTTGCTTGTGGTAAACATTTTGGCTTACCTTCACTATCATCACCTCTTGCACACGCTCCACGAATCTTACCATCTGGTCCGAATCTTACCCACTTTTCTTTAAACCATTTACGCAAATCTTCACTAACTTCTTGTTCATTCATTTTTCTCCAGCCACCTTGTTGGTATCCACTGTCTGTTGGGCCGTAGTCGGGATTTTCTAATATTTTGTTTATCCCTTCGCTAATACTACCTCTGTATTTTCTATCTTCTAGCCCTGTGTATGCACTAATTTTTGGGGTTATCTCAGCAGCAAATTGCATAGACTCATCTTCTTTAATTTTATCTAGTTTATCAGCGAAATGTGCTATGGCAGGACTTTTACCTGCCATATATGCATCAACAGCAGGTCCTTCTTTTATTTCTTTTTCTTTCTTTTCAAATTCTTCACGTTCTTTTTTTTGTTTATCTAGTAAATCGTGTAATCGTTTAGCACCAGCATCCATATCATAACCTGCACGTTTCATGCTACGTTTAAATTTTTCATGTGGAGTTAACTTTTTTGTTTCTTCAATATCTAATTCTTCTAAAAGGCCCTTTAAAATATTACTCATATCATTTGCCTTTCTTTTTATTTTTGTTATCTAAATAGCCACGTTTATTAACAGTAGCCCAAGCAATATCTTCTGCTTTATCTGAACTTTTCCCTGTTTTAATTTCAGATTTTTTAATGTGACTAACCATACGGTCAACTTTTTTACCTTCAAACGCTACACCACCAGCAATCACACCACCTGTCATTTCTTGCATCATTTTTTCATCATAATATTCTTTAACAGCATTTAAATAATCATTAGCTTTAATTAATTTTTCTTGTACCCAACCTTCAATACCTTCTTCTTCACTGCGATTTTTTAACAGTAAATAAATTGCCTTTGCATTTTTCATAGTAGCTAATACATCACTGCGTGCCATTTCTACTTCGTGATCTACTCTACTTTGACCTTTAGGAACAAACCCTGTTTTAAATTTACGACCTCGTCCTGGAACTACTATAATATCATCTTCACTTAATTCTGCTTCATTTACTTTCAAATCATTTTTATCACTGCGTAAGTCTAATGATAAATCTTCCATTTTTCCTTCACTTATACTATTAACATATTTACCTTTCTTTTTTGTTTTTCCAAACATAACTTTGTCCGCTGGTTCTAAACCTGATACCTTTGTACGTTTTTGCATTTCACCCATTGGCATGGCTGGCCCTGTAGCAATAGCTCCTGAAGTAGTTGCCATTTCACTAATGATTTGATTAATTTTCATAAAAGAATTCCATACTTGTGATATATTTATCAGAATTCTTTTATAAAACAATTATGGTTTAAGTAATGGGGGAATACCTGCTCTACTGATTTTTGACCCAAACGCTTTGGCATTCTTTTTAATGCTATCAGGCTTTACATCAACTGTCAATGCTGTTTTAAATCGTGGGTCATTCTTTTCTTTTTCGCTTGGGATGTATCCTGAAGCCTCTGATACGCTTTTCTTTATTTTACTCAATTCGTAATGAACTTTATTACCAGCATCAGCCCTAAATGCTTTATATCCCAATGCCTTAGCATAACGCTGAACTAATCTATCATATAAATTAGCACGACTTTGTATTTTTTGTCCTGGTTCAACTTCTTTACTAGCTGAAAATATTATTCGGTTCGGCTTGTATTTCTTAATGAATGTTTGAATCGCACTTAATACTGTGGCAAATATTCTCTGTGCGTCACCTTCACCTGTTATTTCTTGACTATTGTTTCTATAAAACTCAAGACTCCAAGCTTCTTCACCTTCTTCATTTTCATCGTTATTGAATATGATAGTTAGATCATCACCATCGGGTATGTCAGCGTAGGCTGTTACCTCATCCCAATCACCTGGAAACCATTTTAATTTGTAGGGTTTGTCAAAGGCTTCCGTCAAACCTTGCTCACTATTACCTACTGATGGTAAGTTAATATCAAATTTTAAAGATAGCGCAGTTCTAAATTTGTCATAAACAGCCTTATTAGCAAAAGTAAAAACATTAAATACAGATAAATCTCTAATGGCTTTTGATGGATATGTTTTTGTAACATCATCTCTGTAAAACACTAAACCATCTTTATCTTGCCCAAAATAGTTCATAATCGAGGGATCGTCCAATGGCATTATTTTATTACCAACAAGTGCTAACGGGGCTACGATATATTTTTTATCTTTAATTGGTATGTCCGACAATCTAAACAATGACATAAAATAATCTCTTTTATCATCATCGATTGCCTCAGTTAAATTTCCGTTGATAGCATATTCCTCAAAAATAGCCATCTTATCTTCCATACTTAATCCCGCATCCAGTGACGACCAAGACAAGCCTTCTGTAACACCTACATTATATGTAGGATCAACTTTTTGTTTTTTCATTCCTATAGGTTGATTCTTATCTATAGGATCAATATCTGTAGTTGTTAATCCTGTTTTTTCTAAATCTTGTATATACTGATGTTCAGTATCTTCATCACCAAAACTTAATATAGTGCTTGGTGGTCCTTTACCAAAATCATGCTTACCTAGACCCTTCATGTTGCTAATATGTTGTCCAAGCTTATACCAATCATATACATCACTTACATCAACTCTTAAGGTGCCAGCTGGCATTGTTGGTTTAAATTCAGGTCCAGGAGGAGGACCATTAGGATCATAATCTTCTAACGCTTTAATTTCATTTAACTTATTATTAATAAAGTCATAAAAAGGATCAGTAATAACTAATGTACCGTCTTTCCTACGCATAACATTTTCAGTATGTAAGTCCCATCCCATGTTGTTTGCTCTGCCATACTTATACAACGTTGCCATTGTTTCATAAAGTAATTGATAATATAGTAACTTGTTTTTATCAGTCATTGCTATTGTTTGCCAAGCTTTAGCAAATTTCTTAGGAGCAGTATGTTTTGCCATAAAGTAGTATTGTTGTGGATTATCACCAAAATAT